AGCAGCACGATGATCCTAAAGTCCGTAACACTACGTGTGTCAGGCTACTCAAGTCAAGATTCACAGGTGAGACAGGACCAGCAGGGTTTCTGTTGTTCGACAAGGATGCTCAGCGCTTGATTGAGATTGACGATCCCACTGGTACAGAAGACGTGTTGTAATCTTATTGGATCATATGGTATACCTACTATGTTCAAATACTAGGAGGTATACTATGCGAACACATAAAGTATGTAACGAGTGCGGTGAGAATAAACTTGTCGAGGACTATTACGCGAGGCAGTGCAAGCACACCAAGAAAGATGGAACTATTTCGTACTACAGCTATCTTAAACCAATCTGTAAAAGTTGTTGGGATAAGGAATCTAGGAAGTGGTTTAGAAAAAACTGGCTTCAACATTTAGTTCAACAAGCAAAGAACCGTGCGAAACAAAAAGGAGTTCCCTTTGACATCACCATTGATGACATAGAAGTTGTGAAGCTCTGTCCGTATCTAGGTATCGAACTCAAACAAAACCTAGACGCAAAAGGTCCATCCCATAACTCACCCACAATTGACAGGATCGTTCCTGAAAAAGGATACGTTAAAGGAAACGTACAACTTATGTCTCATAAAGCAAACGCAATGAAGTACAACGCAAGCATTGATGAACTTCTGTATTTTGCTAATAATCTTTCACTTTCTCTTTCTTGGGCTTCTGCTAACCGCTTTGCTTCTTTTGCCGCGGCTTCTGCTTTACGCTTTCTTTCTTTTTCTTCTGCGTCTGTAACACTTCTACCGCCTAAACCAGAAGATGTTTTGTTATCAGTTCTGCGTTCATCAACCCCGCTACGACCGGTGCTAACGCCCATTACTTGCGCTTGGAAAAAGTCTAAGTTTTCGCGTTGCGCTTTTACAGAAGCGTTATGTTTTTTGTTTAGTTCAATTGCGGCATCGCCGCCTTTCTTCATCCAAACAATTGCGTTTTCTGCGGTGTGTGCAATTTCATCAAAAATCGCTTTAAAGAACCATCCAATTTCAGAACCCAAAACGGCAACTGTTTGAAATACAACTTTAAAAATTCCACTTAAGGAAATGCCGTAATCGCTTAATGTTTTTAAATAATCTACGGTTGCTTTGAAGATCGGTCCAAGTTCCGTAGCCATTATCAACATCACATCACGCGATGATTGCGCCAACAAATCATAAGTATCTGCGGCGTCTTTAATTGCTTTTTCTTGTTTCTCAATTAGCGGGTTTGCTTCTGCTATCTTTTCAGCAAAGCCAACCATATCAACGCCTTTAGCCGCTTTGGAAAATATTTCCATTGCCTTAGCGTTACGCGTAATTGGATCTTCAATTTTGGCTAAGTTAGCAACCAACTTGTTTAGCAATTCTTCTTGGGAAAGTTTGCCCAAGTCTTGCAAAGTAACGCCCAATGCTTTGGCGGTTTTCTGCGCTTGTTCTGAACCGCCCGCGGCATCGTCAATAAACTTAGCAAATGCAGATAGCATCTTGCCGGCGTTATCGGCTTTGCCACCTGAATTAGCAAGGGCGTTAGATAACTGTAAAACCGTGCCTATGGCTACTTCGTTGGCTTCGGCTACATCGGCTAGTTCATCGGCGTATTTAAGTGCGGCGGTACTAGCGGCAACCAAGGCAACCGCGCCAATCTTGCCAAACTTTTCGGCGGTTTGGCTAAACTGTTCTAATTTTTTACCTACGGCATCAATACCTCTATTAAATTCCGCAGTATCTAAACCTAGCACTACGCCAAGGCGGGCAATATTATTAGCCATCTTTTACCCCAAACAATGTTTTATCAAATCCTTGCGCCTGTTGCATAAATGCTAAAAGGCTATCATTTACTGCCGCCTTTTGCTTATCAGCAGATAAGGGCGGGTAGATGTAATCATACGCACTACCCAAAATGTTGGCTAGTTTATATGGCGGTGAATTTGCCGTTCTCATGTAATTAAATACCCCGTTTGTCAGGGTTGCTAATTGCGTAAGAACGCCGTAATTCCCAATCAATCCATCGGCATACATTGTTTGAATGTTTGCCAAAGTTACATCGTCTAATTCTTCAATTGTTTCTAGGGTATGCCCGTTGAAAATCATTGCGGCTAGGCATTGGCTTTTCAACGAGCCTATTAGTTTCCCCGCGCTTCCCTGTAGGTTGGGCTAATTACTTCGCCAATCTTTTCCACGATTAGCATTTGCACGGCAATAGGGAATTCTTCTTCAATATCCGCGTAAGTCAAATCTTCAAGTGTTACGCCTTCCATTTCAGGAACTAACAATTTAAAGAATTCGGTAATGCGGGCTTCGGTGATGGCTTTGTTCTTGGCGGCTTCGCGCATAGAACGCCCTTCAACCAAAATATCAGTATCGGTAAATTCAAAATCTTCGTTTTGGTTGCTTTCAAACTGCCGCAATGGGGCGGTAATTTCTTGGTAGATTTTTTCTATTGTTTCTTCATCAGGGTTAGAAACCTTTTTATAGATAGCATCCGATTCAATAACCAAAGGGATGCGAACCTTAAAGGTATGCCCATTCAATACAAACGAACGGGTTAAAAGGTCTTTTCGTTTTGCTTGGTACTTTTCACCAAATGCCGAACTTAGTTTTGTCATTTATTTTTTATCCTGTATTTACTGATTCGCCTTGCTAAAATTTCCCCTAGCCGCTTGGCGGTTTGATTGGCTTGGGATTCCAAAGCAGGGCGTAAAAACGGTTGTGCGCCATTTCTAGCCGTGCCGAATTCTTGTGCTATTGCACGGGCATCCGATAGAACGCCAACTTGCCTTTTTCTTTCTTTTAAATTGCGGTTGTATTGCGCTTTATCTGATTCGTACAACGCCGCATTTTGTTCGTAGAATTCTTTTTTAAGTTTCTTTGGAAATGCTTTAGTTGTTACCAAAGCAATCACCGTATCTTTTTCGGTGATGTATTTAGAACGAATGTCTTTTCTAGTTGGGCGGCGGGCTTCAATTTGCATTGTCCTAGATAAGTCGCCACTATCTTTAGGGGCGTTCATCTTAGCCATTGTTAACACGGGCTTCATTGCTTCCCGTGCCGCGGGTACTAGAATTTTGCTTCGCGCTTTCTTGTCGCCAATATCTGCGGCTAGTTCCTCAAACGCGGCTAATACATCTTTTAAGCCTTCGATTTTGTAGGTAACGCCCGACATAATTAACCCATTGGCTTAATAATCTTTTGGTACAACGCGTTGTTTAGCGTATGCACATAATCAACAATTTCATCGGGCGTAAACTTATCCGCATGGTTTGCGGCAATGTCATGCGCCAAAGAAATAGCAGTTAATTTTTGTGCGGTAAACCCAAACCAATCCTTACGCGAATCGGATTGGGCTACTAAAAAGTTCAACAAATCGTTACTGTCTTTTATTGTCGTTTGCATATTATTTATTGTATTTACTTAGAACTTTTAAACATACCGCTTCTACTGAATCTGCTTCGGCGGCGGCAATGGCATCTTCTAGTTCTTCAACATCTACTACCATTCCTTGTGCAACCGCATCTAGGGATTGGTAGGTAGTGCTTAGAACTTCTACGGCATCTTCTACGGTCATCATGTGTTATTAGACCAACCGTATTGGTTGCCCCTCGGATGAATTGTAAAGTTGCATTTTGCTTCTGCGCTTGGGCTTGAATCAATTGTGAATTGAGAAACGCGACCATTGAACGCATACGCAACCGTATTAGCACCATCAACCGCGGCAACCACAAAAGTGCGGTCAACCGTACCGTTGTAGGCATCAGCACGGATTTGCAATAACGCGGTGTCGCTTGGATTCCAAGCCGCGGTAATGCTTAACGATGTAGGCGCAGATTGCGTAGGAATCTTATCGCTTTGGCGTGAACCCGCTACGCCAAAAGATGCAACCGCATCATCTTGACCAAAAGCGGGTACGGCTTCCACGGGCAACAAAACACCCGCGCCGCCAGTACCGTTAGCCGCCGTGCCTACGATGGTTGTAACTTGCCCTGTCCATACGGAAAGGTTAGCCGTTGTAAGTGGTGTAGGCGTTGCCGCGCTTTGCATATACAACGATGCGCTAAACCCTGCTAAAACTTTATTTGGTATTGCCATGATATTCCTTTAGGCGTTGTTAGACCAACCGTAGAGATTTCCACGGGGGTGAATGGTGAAATTGCATTTGGCTTCAGCACTAGGGCTTGAATCAATCGTAAACTGGCTTACGCGGGCGTTAAAGGCGTAATAAACAATGTTTGACCCTTCGGTAGCACTAACTACAAAAGTACGGTCAATCAAGCCGCTATAGGCATCGCCGCGCATCAGCAAAAGCATTGTGTCGCTAGGATTCCAAGCGGCGGTAACGCTAAGTGATGTAGGTGCGGATTGCGTTGGGATTTTGTCAGATTGACGCGAACCCGCTACACCGAAACTAGCAACGGCATCATCTTGCCCAAATGCGGGTACGGCTTCAACTGGAATTAGATTACCTATAACTGCAATAGGTGCAACATTTCCAAGGGTTGAAAGTTGGGTAAGTGTTAGTGCGGTCGGGGTTGCGCCTGATTGGGCATACAACGCCGCGCTAAAACCCGCCATTATTTTATTTGGTAGTGCCATTTTAAAAGTTCCTTCAAAAGTTGTTGGGTTGTCTTATGTTGGAATATCTAGGGTGCAATCAAGAAAAATTTGGGCTAACTTTTCATCATTGTCATAGGTGTTGTAAAGCCAAAAAACATCTGCTTTAGCAATCTGAAAACCATTTGTTGCACCACCAAACAAACCGCTATAACCATGTAGCGATTGTAGTATTTGATTGGAAATAGTGAAACCATCTTCTATTACTTGCGTAAAAATACTTATCTGAAATGTTGGGCGGTCGATACCCTTAACGGATTGAACTGGCCCTGTATAAACATCTTGATGCACATTTCGTAGCATCCAAACAATAAATTTGGGTTGCGTTGCAAAGTTACGGTTAAACGCGGCATACACGGGAACGGGCGTAACAATGCTTTGCAGTTGATACTGAATCGCTTTGCCGTACTGTACTGGATTCTGTTGCGTTGCCATTTATACCGCCGTTACTGGGTCGTTTCTGTAAGCAATGATAACCACCATCATCCTATCATCGGATTCACGAATGTTATCAATACGCCAATCAAACCCATTGTAGGTAATTGAATACAAGTTTTGGTTACGCACCATTTCACGCGTATTAGGCGTGTAGTTCAAAGTGAAATTAACTACATCTTGATAAAGGCGGTACTTTTCAGAAATCTTTAAACTGTTGGCAACGGAATGAACACGCGCACGGGTTTTAAACCAATCGGTTTGCGCGGTTGTTTGTTCGCCAAAATCAGTTTTAGCAAACGCTAGGTTTTTAACAGTAATTTGTTCAAACCGTGCAATTGCCATTTACATCACCAAAGGTTTGTATGGGCGTAACAATGTAGCCACGCCAAATGGAATATCTTTTAACTGTACATCGGTTGTATTGCTACGGTTGTTGTACAAGTGCGTAAACAACAACAAACCCGCTTGCTTAATTACGGGATATGTTTGCAACGGATTAGGCGCGGTTGTGTACTCGCAAATAATCGGCGCGGTCATTTGGCTATTGATGGTTGTCGGCAACGATTGAATAATTACCTTGTTGCCGCTTGCATCGTAATAGTATTGGCTAGAAGAAACCACCGTCAAAACGGGCGGTGTACTGTTATCCCAATACGCTACGCGTTCAATTGTCACGCCTGACATATCGGGATATTGGTTTTGCGATACTTCGGGCAAATCCAAACATACGGGCGATGCGGCTAAGTTTTCAGCACCGTACCAAACACGGTAGGTAACTGAAAAAATAGATAGCCCTAAATAATCTTCAATGGCTTGCCGAACCGCAAGTTCTAATGCTTTCAAATAACCATCTTGGGATTCATCTTCAAACAAATTTATTTGATTGGTGATTTCATCCAAGGTTAACCAAGGCGTAACTACATCACGGTCAATCTGTTCTGTTTTTACATAACTGAACGGATTGCGGGTAGATGCCCCGTAAGGCGCACCTAGTAAATCGCTATTTACTGACATTCAAGCCCCCTTTTAGGCGGCAGACATACGAACACCCGCAAACGGGTCGCGCACGGTGCTTACCATGCGTTTTTCCGCGTACATGGTTACAAACCCCGCTTGTGTTTGTTCAAACATTTGGATACTCATTTGTTCGGTATCACCGATTGTCAAAAACCGATTCCAGTTTGCCAAGTAGATTGGGAAATCTGTAGAAAGGTATGCGTTAGGGATAACGGGCCAACCAAAAATGTGACCAATCGCGCAACCATCTTTTTCGCCTAATTCCAAGAACAAAGGCAAGCCCGCGGTATCTTTTAATTGGCGCAATGTTTGAATCATTGCGGGGCTAATGTGCCAAGCAGTTGAATCTAGCGACCAATATTGTGGGGGCAACGCGTTAGCCATGTTGACCACTTTGTTATAAGTTACCGTAGTGCCGCCATTGCTAACCGTAGCGATAGTATGAATACCATTTGTAATAGCCGTGCCGCTAGTACCGTAAGCACTAGTAGCACCAGTAGTGTAACTATCCAAACCGCGCAAGCCATTAGTAGCACCAGTTGATGTAGTTGGACTGCCCGCTTGGTCGCTATTAAGCACCATTGATTGACCTTCAAGTTGTGCAAACTCAAGTGCCAAATCTTCAACAAGCGTTGCATCAAGTCCATTAACATCACTTAGCACCGCCGTTCTGATTGGCAATTGTGCAACCAATACGCGCACGGGCAATTGCCAAATAGAAGTGTTCACATTAGGCGAACCGCTATTTGGCGTAAATGTGTAACCCCAAGGGTTTGTAGAATTTGCGGCGTTACCAGTTTTGGCAACGAATTGGGCATCAGAACCCGCAACCGCAATTTGGCGTGAGCCTTGGCGCAAAGGGTTTGCTTGACGCAAAGCCGCAAACGCATCATCAAAAACAACATTACCACCGACACCCGAACCCGAACCAGTAATTGCGCTTGCTTCGCGCAAGTCGATGTTTACTTTGCCGCCTTCGGTGATGGCTTGTTTGATTCCGTTCAAGATTTTTTCGGTGATAGACATTTTAAATTCCTGTTTAAAAAAAGCGGGGGATTTTCGCCCCCCGCTAATGGCAACGCAATTAAGTAGCAGTACCAGTTGAACGATAACGAATCAACGCGTTAGGGTCACGAACTGATGTAGCCAAACGCTTTTCACCAAAGAATGTGATAAAGCCTGGGGCCGTTTGGTCGTAGCGGCGCATAATCATGTTCAATCTGTCAATGATTGTGTGACCGCGTGTGAAATCACCAAAGAACATTGGATACAAAGAATTTGTACCCGCAGAACCCGCGGTTGTTTGTGATGGGTTATCGCAATACTTGTTAACGACAACATCAAAGCCCAACAAATTACCCACGATACCTTCAACCGACAAACCTTCGTTACGATTAAAGATTGGTGCGCCGTTTGTATCACGCAATGCGCGAATAGCGTTCAACAAAATTGGGCTAATCATAAACTTAGTGTCGGGTGTCCAATACTGTTGTGGCAAAGCATAAATAGTATTGATTACGTCAACATAAGAAATGTTGTTTGCGCCAACGGTGTTTGCGTTAGTGGTAATTTGGTCGTAAGTAGCAAGGCTATGCAAACCAGTATTAGAACCCGTACCGCTTGTTCCAAATGATGCAGTAGAGCAAGTACCACCCGCATAGGTAGCGTTAGCACCCGCGTATTGGTCTAAGCCGCGCAAGCCATTTGTACCGCCGTATGGGTTAGTGCCTGATTGTGCCGCTTGGTCGTTGTTCTGAATCATTGACAAGGCTTCGGCTTGCGAAAACTCCATCAACATATCGTCAACTACGTTTGCTTCCAAACCATCAATATCATCCAAAGCCGCGGTACGGATTGGGAACTGAACATTCAAGTCCTGCAAAACTAATTGCCAAATGCTTGTGTTTTCAGTTGTATCCGCGCCGTTGTTCTGAATCGCATAGCCCCATGCCGCACCTGCATTACCAGTTTTGACACGGAATTGATAAGAAGAACCATCGGTTGCTACGGTGCGTGACAAACCGCGCATGGGGTTAGCCAAACGCAAAGCGGCAAACACGGGGTCATAAGCGGTGCGACCACCTTGGTTGTTACCTGAACCCGTCAATGCTGATGCCTCGCGCATATACGCATCGCGTTGGCTTTCGTCTGCAAAAATTTGCAGTTCTTTTTCTACGCGGGCATTGCTTTTGTAGAAAGAAACCAATTGTTCTTTAACAGAACGGTTTACATCGCCGCGCACGGATGTAGCGGGCTTGACGATTGCAGGGGCTTGAATAGATGCTACTTTGGCTTCCAAAGCAGAAATGGTTTCTTGCATTTCCAGTTTGATTGCTTCAACGGCGGCGGGAATTTTTGCTTCAACGGCGGCAATGCTTTCGCTTTGCTTGGCTTCGATAGCATCCAGTTTTTCAATGATTGCTTGTGACATGATTTAACCTTTAATTTTGGTATCAAGAATTTTAAGAAGTTCACGGGTTTCTAAAGCCGCGAGAATTTCTGCTTCGGTAGCCTCCGCATCTGATTCACTCATAATAGGCGCAATTTCAATAGGCGTTGTAACTACATCGCGCAGTTCTAACACTTTTTTGAATGTAGATGCGGCGGCTACCGCATCCTTTTTAGATAGCCCAACTTCACGCAAGGCTTGTTCTAAAACTTTTAAATCCGCAGAACCATCGGGTCGGAAATATTCCAACTTGCTAACTTCTGCTTGTGGGTTGTTTGGATACATAACTACGGATACTTCGCGTAAGCCGCCTTTAGTGATTTGGAAATATGCTTCATCAGATTGGTCGGGTTCGCCTTCAGCATTTACCATTTGATATTCTTCGGCGTATGCACCAACGGAAACGCCGCCAAACATTTCGGGCGATTCTTGCATTACTTTGTAAAGGTCAGAACCCATCGTAGTATTGACATACAAACGCCCTTCGGCTTTCATTCCTGTATCGTCAAACTCGAACGCATCCCATTGACCAACGGGGATTGCATCCGCATTGTGATTTACAAACATGGGTAGGGGGCGACCTGATTTAGAAAAATCTTCTGCCCATTGCATGAAGCCTTCGGGTTGATAATTAAACCGCCTACCGTCTGCGCCTTCACGCGCACCCCAAGTAGTTACGGTTGCTTCAATTTTTCCTGTGCTTTCGCCCTGCTTTTCCAAAACTAATTTGGCTTCGCAAACCATCATCAGGTTTTTTACGGTCATAGATTACCTCATCGATTTTTGTTCGGTCGATGTCATATATTGTTTTAGGGGGTCGCCCTCTTTTGGGGGGCGGTTCTGTATTTGGCTTATATGTTGCCAAGGATGCTATCACTAATTTAAAAATAGTGGACAATTTATTTTTACTTGCCGATATTCATTTTGCGGGTTTGGTTTCCACCACCGCCGCCCGTATCTTGGGGGGATGTTCCGATAATCGGTTTATCTTTCCCGCCCTTATCAATCAATTCATCTGCCCCATCCATATTGGGCATCCCCAAGTATTCACGCGCTTCGTTGGGGGTCATAATCCCGTTTGTAACGCCCGCGGTAGCAAAATTCATTTGGTCTAATGGTGCGCCTTTTAAGAAATTGCGCGTATCAAATTCAATGCACAAATTAGGGTAGCCAACAAACAAATGTTGCTTTAATTTCTGCTGAATGTTAATTAAAGTTGGGTACATTGTGGATTTATAGAATTCATCCATCATTGTTTGGGTATTGTTGTACTTGGAATCGCCAATACCAATCATTGCCGCGGGTACGCCAAACAAACCGCAAATACGCTTCATGGTTTGTTCTTTTAATTTAGCCGCGTCTGTATCTTGTAGGGTCAGCATATCCAAAGGCGTGTATTTCATGCCCTGATCTAGCAACATACCTTGTCCCGCCTTGCTTGGGTCGCTTGGGCGGCTAGAAACCATTGCCGACCACGCTTCTTTTAGACGGGCGGCAATTTCTTTGTATTTGCCATCAGGAATAACTTGTTCGGTAGTAAACATACCGCTTGGCTTTGCGCCGTTTTGCATGATGTAGTTAGCGTACAAATCAATATCTTGATCTAGCGATACCAACTCAGCGGCCAAGATGCCTTTGTTAAAACCGGCAGAACCTTGCCAGTTCATTTCCTTAATGTGCATAACTTGGTTAAATTTAAGCGGTTCATCGCGGTTAAAACCGTAACTAGGCGTACTTAAACGGTACGATGGGTAGCGCGCCGGCGTAATGGTTACGGCAATCAAGGTTGAATCAAGCAAATACATTTCTAACGGGGTTTCCGTTGTACTTGCTTGGTCTTTGCGCCACCAAAGGGTAAACGCTTCGCCTGAAAGTTCGTACCACATTAGCCATTGATACCAAAATTCGTATGTACTTTGGAATTGGTTAGGTTGCGCCAAAAGGTTTGCCACTTGTTTGGCTTTAGCCTTATCCCTTGCGCCTACTAGCGGCGATTTAACGGCATCTACATAAGTACCATCTTCCGATTGGCTAACAACGCGAATAGGCAATTGGGACAAAGCACGGGCTTTAGCCGCAACGCAAGCCATGATGGTGCTATTGCGGGTAAGCAATGACATATCTACGGGGCGACCGGCTTGATTGGTAGCGCCCGTAGTTACATAAAGAATTTGGGTATTGACATTAGGGGCTTGTTTTGCGCCCTGATAAACAATGTTATTACCTAGCGCGGATTGCCCGAATAGCGTATTGCTTTCGTTTTTTTGGTCTTTATTGCGCTTGAAAATATCAAAAATAGCCATGTTTTTACCCAATTTCTTGATGGTTTACCATTCAAAACTTCTAAACCCAAATGTATCAGAAACAAAAACATTGTCTAGATGGCAATGCAAAGCCATAATCATTGCAATAATTCCGTCAACTTTTGCGGATGTATCGGCTTCATTCTTACGAACTTTGACATTTCCGTTTACATCCGTATAAACTTCCGCGTTGCCTAGTTGCCAACCAACAAACGGGTTGCCATCGTGCATGATTCCTTTTTTCAGAATCAATTGTTCAGCGGTTTTAGACGGGTTAGATAGAACCGCCATTCCCTGCCCAACCTTCTTTACGGGTAAACCCTCGGAATACAAATTAGCAACCAATGACGCGGCGTTGTACGGGTCGTAGCCGATTTCTTTAACATTGTGCTTAATACATTGTTGCTTAATGTAGGTTTCCACTTCGTTAAGGTCGGTTACATTGCCTTGCGTAAGCCGCAATATGCCGCTTGCATGGGCTTGCAAAAAGATTGATTTATAGTGATTTGGAATTAGGTCTAAACTTTCTTCGGGTAAGAAAAATTGAAATTCTGCAAAGAACTTTTCTTCCGAATATCGGTGCAAAGTACATACCGCGTTTAAGTCGCGGCTATATGCCAAGTCAAACGCAATAAAAGTTGATTCGGGTTTTTCATCAGGAATTGTTGTTATTGATTCATCCCAATACCTTCTATCAACCCACGCGCTATTTGCGCTTACATAGATGTTTAGCGTTTTGCATAAAAATTCATTTAATGTAGCGGGTTTATTTTTAGCCTCTTCTGCCCTTTGTGCAATTGCATCATCAAACACACTAATACCGTGCATAGGGTTGGCTTTTTTCCAATTGTTTGAATCTTGCCAATCATCTTGTTGGTCTAGACCATAGAGTAAACCAAACCATTTAGGGTTATCGTTTGCTTCGCCTGTAAGCATAGATTTATAAAGATTCATATCTTCATAAAACTTTGTTTCTTTTGTAAAACTTGCGGTTGTAATGTATATCCGCAACGGGTTAGCCCTTGCTACCATACCCGAATGTAAAACTTCAATTGCATTTCTATCTGTAATTTGTGCGGCTTCGTCAATAATTACGCACGATGGATTTTTACCGTCACCCGTTTTCTTTGTATCCCTGCTTAATGCTTTAAACATAGATTGGGTATCGCCAATCTTTTTAACTTCGTATTTACTTACATTAAAAAGGCTAGATAGTTGCGATGGCATATTTTCAATAAAGCCTTTTGCCGCATCAAAAACAATTGTTGCTTGTTCACGGTTGGTAGCCAAGGTAAACACCTCCGCACCTTTTTCGCCGCATAACAATTCATACAAAGCAATAATTGCGGTTAAAGTTGATTTGCCCGCTTTGCGCGGAATAAATAAAATTACATCCGTCACCATGCGTTTAGATAAATCTTTTTTTAACCTAAACCCATATATAGCGCAAATAAATAAAATTTGAAACGGTTCTAACTTTATTGGTTTGCCCGCATCAGGGCCTTTGGTATGCACTAAGGCATTAGAAAAATCTAAAATGTGTTGCGCGTAATCAGGGTCAAAAACCCATTGCCATTCTTTATTTTCAATTTGGTTAATAAACCTTTGGCAAGTCAATTGAACATTTTGACAAACATTGATTTGCCCTTTGCAAACTGCATGAGCATAGGCTACGCCTTCTTGCCATTTCATCCTTTAGGGCCTCGCAAAAATTTTGCTACTGGACTATTTTCTTCGGGTTTTTGTCTATCCAATCTGCTTTTAGGTGTTAACCCAAGTTCGTTCATTAACTTAATTACATTTTTCATTGCTTCGTTTGCAACGCTTATGTAAGGGTTTGGGGCAAATGTTTTGCCATCGTTAATTTTTACAACCAATGGATGTTTGCTTTGTTGGGCGCGGGCGTTGATGTAGGTTTCTAATTGGTCGGCTAACATCATTAAAGCGTGTCTATCCTGTTCAGAACCTATGCCATACACCTCATATAGGTAATCCGCAGTTTCGTTTACAAACCGTTCCCTTGTATATTGCTCGGGTTGGTTTGCCCACTCCGCAAATGGAATTCTTGCCTTAACAGAATCAGGCAAAAGTACGCCCGCGTTCATACCTTTAGAACCTTGAATTAAATGTATTTCAGGGGGGCGTTTGTTATTAGCCATTTATTAACTCTGCTTTTTTGCCTGTAAATTCTTCCCGTCGTTTAACAATAACATCGCAATATTTTGGGTCTAACTCCATCAGTCTGGCGTTGCGACCTATTTTCT